GACAGCTTATTTCTTCATTGATCGAAACCATCGGCACTTTGCTTCCCCTTCTTATTGAAACGGGGATTCAAGTATTAATCAAATTAGTCGAAGGAATAATCAACGCTTTGCCGTCATTGGTGGATGCAGGAGTAAAAATCATTTCTACGGCCGTAGGAACTATTTTAGAGAACTTGCCGAAAATCATTGAAGCAGGAATCGACTTATTAAATGCGCTTGTTGATGGGATTATTGATAGTCTCCCCTCTCTGCTTCAGGCGGCTATTGAATTGATTGTGAAATTGGCGGCGGAAATTATCAAAAACCTGCCGAAAATCATTCAGGCTGGGATCGAAATTCTTTTGGCCCTGATTGAGGGGCTGATTAAAACCATCCCCACACTGGTGGGTGCAATCCCCAAAATTGTAGACGCCATTTTCAAGGCGTTCGCCAAAGTTGATTGGAAAAAAATCGGGAAAGACATCATCAACGGGTTGATAAAAGGACTTACTTCCTTGGCATCTAGCGTATGGCGAAAGGCCCAGGAAATCGCCGATGGTGTAAAACGCCGGATTAAAGAAGCCTTGAAAATCGGCTCCCCCTCCAAAATTATGATCGAAATGGGGGAATTCACAGGCGAAGGCTTGGCCATCGGGTTGGATCGAACCGTTCGGGATGTCATGCGAAAAGCCCAATCGCTGGCCCAGGCGGCGGTTCCCGAAATCCAACCGCTTTCCATTCAGCCGACCATGGGGGCCATGGCCGTGACCGGAACAGGTGGCGGGGCAATCGGAGATATCTATATTCGCGATAACGTTTTCCACATCCGAGAGGAAGCCGATATCGTGAAGGTTTCCCGTCAGTTGTTTAAGATGGCTTTGGAACAATCCCGCGGGCCGGGGAGGAGGTTATAATGTTCAACTTCAACGGAAAAAGCGCCAAAGACTTTCCCTGGTTACGAGTAAAAAGCATAACCGGAAGCATCTTGCCCCCGCTCCAACGGCGGTATATCACCGTCCCCAGTAAGCCGGGGGCTTATCATGCAGGGCGGGATGTGGGGATTCGTCAGGAACGGATTACAATTAAAGTGAACGGCGGAACCATGGAACAATTGATGGAGCGCCGGAGAATCCTGGCCGAATGGTTGGATACAGAGCAAAGCGCTCCATTTTTCTATGACCATGAACCGCATCGAATTTATAGGGCGGTTCTTTCTGGGGAAACCAACCTCGATCAAATCCTCTATTATGGCGAAGCAGAGCTAATTTTTGAAATGCCGGACCCCTATGCCGAATCCAGAGACAAGAAAACCGCTTTGCTTCAGGGAACGGCAGTACGCAAACTTTTTACCGATTTCAGCGAAAAAGGAACCTTGATTGACCTGGTGGCCGATGAAAACGGCATGCGATTGGCCAAAGAAGGACAAGACCTTACCGTGGGAACAGATACCAATTGGGAGGAAGGGACCCATAACAACACGGTTGAAGTGAACAACGAATATTTGCAGTTAAAGAAGGGGCCAGACATTGAACGAATTTATCCGGATCAAATTGATTGGGATGATCCGGAAAACGTTCAGGATGGGATGGGCAATTCGGCCAATTACTTAGGATTAGTCGATTTACCGCAATGGAATTTTGTAGACAATATGTGGGATTACGAAGAGAATTGGCGCATCCAAAGTCCAACGGCGGGAGGAGAAGTAATTCAGGAGGAAGATTATGTCACCATTAGAGGAACAGCATCAGGGGCGAATTTTGGGATTGACACCCAATATAACACCAATCCTGATGTAATTGTTCGATTTCCTTGTACGGTTTATATCTTATACCGGGGCCGGAATTCGGATGGNGCGAGGTTTATTATTGAAGATGGTTCAACTTATGCATTCACTATCCGGTTTCAGGGAGACGACGACAATACCTGGAACCATTATTGGATTCGTTGCACCACCACAGAAGCCTATGTTTATAAAAACGGAACTTTAATTGATACGGTGTCCGTCAGGAGCGGCGGCGGAGCCGCCAATCAGATGCAACTTGATATCCAAAATGGGACCAGTGCGGATTTTGATATTGGGGCTGTTTACGTAGATTGGGACTATGACAAGGGGCCGCCCCCGACGGATGGATGGTTTTCAGGAACCTGGGAGACCCCTTATATTGACCTGTCCCCTGTTTCGTTGGCACAAAGCGCCTCCATCGGTTGGGCGTTTTGGTATTTTTCCTACAACTGGGAATGGGAAGAAGACGTAACAAGTTTTGCGGACGTGCGGATTGAGTACCAATTGCGCAAGGATGGTGTGGAACAGGGGTGGAAAACGATTTTTGATAATCCCTTCGATGAGGGGGTAAAGGATTTTTTCATCCCCGACATTCCCCCGGGAACAGATTTGAGCGGAACGGAGATTAAAATAAGGGTTTCCTTCAAAACGCGGGACCCAGAAGGTAGGCCTTTGCTGGAATTCTTAGAACTCCGGTTTACGAGTCAATATCTTGCCAGTGGATATTGGGAGTCTCCTATTATTAGCGATGTTCGGCAGGTGGGAAAGGCGGAACGCTCAGAAGTCACGTGGGCCATCAATTCCCAGCCTCAAGGTACGTCTGTTGGGTTCTACGTCAGATACCGCCTTGACAGCGAAGAAGATTGGTCGGAATGGATCGAAGTAGAAAATAGCGGGGACCCCTTCCCGGAAATTACTCCCGATACGGATTTGTCAAATGCCCAAATCCAATACCGGGTGGAACTTTCTACGTCCGATACCGGAGTTACGCCCTCTGTGGATTGGGTCAGGTTGGGATTCTATACTGGCTATAAACCGTCAGGACAATGGCTGTCGCCGCCTATTTCCTTGGCTCCCGCAAATATCATTGGTGATTCCCGCATCTTTTGGACCTGGAGCGGCGAAGAAACTGTCCAAGTAGAAGCCCGATTGAATAGAGGAGATTGGCAATCTGTAACCAATGACGGGGAAATCCCGGGAGTCCGGGGGACAGAGGGGGCCACCCTGGAAATCCGAGTCACATTAAGCACATCCGATATCAACAAAACCCCAGAATTTTATTTGTTAGAAGTGATGGCCAGAGAGCAAAGCGAAACGGAAATTGTATATGAAGGGACGGAATCCGGATTTCCCCGGTTATTAATCGATGTAACAGATGAAGTAGATGAAATCCGCATCATGCACCTGGAAACCGGAAAATTTATCTTGCTCCAGGATGATTTTGAACCCGGGGATCAGATCGTGGTGGACCACTATGAAGAGACAATCACGCTAAATGGAGTTTACCGGCTCAACTTCCTGAATATCCGGAGCCGGTTTTTTAAGTTGGTTAAAGGAACTAACAGCTTTGAGATATCACCTGAAACGGGTGTAGTGGTCAAGTTGGAGTGGGTAGAGAGGTGGAAATGAATGGAACCCCTGCCGATTTGGATTTTCACTAAAGACGAAGAATTGGCCGTGGTATTGGGGGATTCCCCGCAGGGATGCCCCTATTATGATGCGGTTTTGACCGAAACCCTAAACGGCGTGGATAAATTGGAATTCTCTATCCCTGGCGATCACCCCCGGGCTGAACATGTAGTCCGGGGGTGTATCGCTGTTGTCCAAACCCTTGAAGGGGATTTCCGGGCCTTTCGGATCAAAACCCATACACAGGGTTTTGNCGAAGATGGCATCCGGTATCGACAGTTTTATGCCGAAGACATTGCGGTGGACGAATTAAACGCCGCCCCCGTCATTGACCGCAGGCCCAATAATCCCCTTGATGCACTGATTGGGGCGCTTGAAAACAGTCTTTGGGAAGTTGGGCAAGTAGATAGCGGATTCCCGGAAGCCTCAACCAACTTTTATCATGAAACCGCCATGTCTTGCCTTCAGAAGATGGCCGAAACTTGGGGCGGGGAATTCCGCTTCAGGATCGAACATGATGGGCGGCGGATCACAGCCCGGTATGTGGATTTTCTAAGACAGCGCGGAGAAGATACCGGGTTTAGGGTTACGGTTGGAAAGAATATGAGGACGTTGGAAGGGGAAGAAGACATTACGGCTTTGGCCACAGCGCTGTATGGATATGGCCGAGGAGAAGAGCATGAAGAAACCGGGGGCTTTGGGCGTCGGATTTCTTTTGCTGATGTGGAATGGAAGAAGGAAAACGGGGACCCTGTTGACAAACCACTTGGGCAGGAATGGGTAGGCGATCCGGAAGCCCTGGCCGTTTGGGGCCTTCAAGGGGGAACCGTTCATCGGTTTGACTTCGTTATCTTTGAAGACGTTGAAGACCCGGAAGAGTTATTGCGGTTGACCTGGGAAGAACTTAGAAAAGAAAGGCCCCCCAGGTCAATTACCGGGTGGGCCTCATTGACCTGGAATATACTGAAGGCCGGAGCCATGAAGCAACCCGAATCGGAAATTGGGGGCTTGTCATTGACGACGACTTCAAACCCCCATTGGAGTTTAAGGCCCGAGTGGTTGAAAGAAAAATCCCTCTGAGGGAACCCGATAAGGCCGAATTGACATTGGGCCATGTTGTCCCCACACTGACAGATATTGTGAATCGGGCTGATCGGAATTCCCGTAACGCAATTCAAATCGGCGATCCGATCAGCCTTTTGGATTCAAGGTTTCAAACTTTAACAGACGAACTCAACAGAACCCCTGGATTTGTTTACATTACGCCTACGGACGGATTGTTGGTGACGGACAAACCCAAAGATCAAAATCCCACCAGCGCCATCCGGTTAAAAGGTGGGATGTTGGCTATTGCCAACGAATGGGACCCAGCAAAAGGAGACTTTAATTGGAGAGCGTTCGGGACTGGTGACGGTTTTACGGCCAGTATGTTGACGACTGGGACTTTAAACGCGAATTTGGTTGAAATCACTTCGACTGACCTCCAAACCGGCAGAGAGCGCAGGATCGAGATTTACGACGGAGGGTTGCTTAGCTATACCGAAGATTATCTGACAGTAGCTTTATATGGCCATTCGTTGTACGTATTCGATCATGGGAAATATTCAGATGGGACAAATACAGGAAATGTGACTGGAGCAGTAGGGTTGGCATGGGCTCACCGAGGAGATGACCCGCCGGATCAATTCAACGCGCGGGGTATCGACGTGACTACTTTTCATGAAGTCTTAATGTTATCAAGAGCTTTACCAGAAGATCCAGGCACCATATATGAATCCGCTTTTTACTGGAACCGGGGGCAACAACGGGCTTTTGTGTCAGGACCTACATCTGAGGGGGATTATGATAAATTTTGGCGCTTACAACTCCTTTCCCAACATCCTCGTGACAACTCCATATATGATTCCCCTATGATCGAATTAGGAATCGGAGATATACAAGGCCAACACGATTCCAGTATTTATTGTGTAATTGGTGACCGAGAAAACGGCGGAGCCGGCCGCCACTTTAGCATTTACGAACACCGGAACACGTCAGGAAATAGATACCGGGCTATGTCTCTTACACCAAATGAGCTTTATTTAAACCGGGAATATCTAGTANTTTCGCAACCAGGAGGAACAGCAGAAAGGGGATGGATTTACGCCGCATCAAATNCGTTGNTGTTCTACAAAAACANTAANAACTACTTTGGTATAAACCTTGCCGATCCTTCATTTGGNNTTGTCCTCAATGGTACAGCCCGTTTTGTCGTTTCCCCGAGTAATAAAACAGGGGGCGTTATTGAACTTTCCGACGGAAAAACATGGGGCATGTCGCCAATAGACAGTCCNCANGTACTGATTGAGGATGTCTATTGGAACGTGACCCTGGAAGAAGAAGAATTTTTTGTCCCCATCGACAAGAAATTTTCGGAGGCGGTGGACGGCGAATACGCCGTGTTCCCAAGTCGGGGGGATGTAGAAGTGATTAAAAAATTGCCGGAAGGTTTCCATGTCCGGGGGCCCGTCGGAAAAGCGGTGGATTTTCGGGTGATCGGAAAACACCGTGACAACAAAGATGTTTACTGGACAGACATGGACGAAAAGACGAGACCGATTAAAAATGCGGCGATGGAAGTTGAAACAAAATTGATGGCGGCAAGACAAGAAAAGACAATTGATAATCGGCCTGAACCCCCTTCAGAAATTCAAAGGAGGCAATATTATGAGCAACCAAAAATCCACCCCCGCAGAAATGGAAAAGATTCCAGTGGAATTGATCGTGCAGGATACGAAGAACAAAATCATGGAAATCATTCGGAGTAACGGGCTGGGGACCACAATCAATCGGTTGATTTTGCAAGAAGTTAGGGAAATCTTGGCCATTGAAGAGCAACAAATTATCAGGAGGTTGGAAGAAGAAGCGAAGAAGAAAGCAAAGGCCATGAAAGGGGGCGATAAAACGTAACCTTTCATTTTGTTTGATTAGGGGAGGTACAAATGTTGAGCACCCAAGATATAGACAGGATATTAAACCGCCTTGACAAGATTGAGGAGGGACAAAAAGAACTCCTCAAATCTATTGCGAAAACGGATCAATTAATAGCAAAGATGGATCAAATCAACCAAAACCATGACAGGCGAATCACCAATTTGGAAAACCGCTTTTGGTGGTTTATCGGATTGTGGGTTGCCGGGGCCATTGGCCTCGTTTTTTATATGATCCAACGCATACAATAGGAGGTTGATAATTATGGTGGGTTTTGATGATGCAGTATTGACGGGTTTGATTGTTGGGTTGGTTGAGTTGGCCAAAAGAAGCGGATTACCTGCAAGGTGGGCGCCTCTTTTATCCCTGGCACTGGGAGTAGCGGCAGGGATTTTTGTTGTTTCCCCAGGGAATGTCGTCCAGGGAATCCTGGCCGGGGTGGCTATGGGGTTGGCGGCNGTGGGGTTGTTTAGTGGGGCCAAAAATGTTGTGAAAGGGAGTGGAACGAATGGCTAAAAAAGTTTTTCTTGACCCAGGACACGGCGGCTCCGATCCCGGGGCTGTGGCAAATGGGCTTAAGGAAAAGGATTTGACCCTGAAAATTGCCCTGACCACAGAAAAGTATCTGAAAGAAAAATATCAGGATGTTTCCGTTAAACTGAGCCGAAGAACCGACAAAAAAATTTCCCTGTCAGCCCGAGCNGATATGGCCAATGAGTGGAGGGCTGACTTCTTTGTTTCCATTCATATCAATGCAGGAGGTGGAACAGGCTTCGAGTCGTACATTTTTAACGGTTCGGTTTCTTCAAAGACTAAGGAATATCAAAAGAAAGTTCATCAAGTCATCGCCGCCGGTGACGGATGGGCTGACCGGGGAATGAAACGGGCTAACTTCGCCGTACTCCGCGAAACGGCCATGCCTGCNCTCCTTACGGAGAACGGATTTATTGACCGTGCTTCAGATGCGGCCAAGCTGAAGGACTCCAAATTCATTGACCTGCTGGGGGAATTGCATGCTGATGGTATTGCAAAGGCGTTGGGACTCAAAAAGAAATCCAAANCTGCTCCCAAGCCCGATTCCAAACCATCCGGGGGCGTCTGGATTGTCCAAACCGGAGCATTTAAGGATAAAGATAATGCGGAAGAGCGGGCAAAGCTAATCAAGGAAAAGACGGGTTTGGATTCGTACATCTGGTTGAAGAAATGAGCAAAACAAAACCGGGCGGGATTACTCCTGCCCGGTTTTATTCTTCGCATACTCCAGGAGACAAGCCCAAGAGCAAAAATCTAGATCCGGCTTATCTCCAAATTGAGCTACATTCAATTCAACCTCGATTTCAGGCAAACACCGTTTTCCGCACTGGTCGCAAATAACCACTTCTTCCCTCATCCCTTCCCCCTCCTGCTGATTTTGCCGGCAAACTCTTCCGTCCCCCCTTTTCACTTTCACCGCCAGTGTTTTATCGTATAGGGGCTGGGTCGTTTTCGTGTTCATTTCCCATTCCTTTTTTAGTTGAAGGGAGGGGCTTCAGCCCCTCCGCTCACTTTTCTAAGATCCAATATTCTTCGGGAAGATCTGACGCCTCAAATCCTTCTCGTTGAAAATTGATGGCCTCCTCTCGGGTGTCGAAGCGTTCCACCCGATCCGCCGCCAGTTCCTTGTCGTCCCACGCGGCCCAGCGGCCGTCGGGGAGTTGCGTCACCCACCAGTCGATGTCGCCCTCGGAGACAATGTGCTCCGAGGCATCCATCAACTTGCTCCAACTATCGAACCCGAGGACCTTTGCAAACGCCTCATCTGCCATAGTATCATCCTCCTCTAATGTTTTTGGGGGCCTTTGCCCCTTCCCGGACGTCCTCCGCAAAGGACGTCCGGGAAGGGCCGGAGGCAACCGACCCCTACTAGCTCAAAAATTGGAGGACCCAAGGAGAGGCCGAAGCCTCTCTTATCCATCCGTTAACGCCTCCCGGGTGTCCCGGGGGAGCGGGAGGCCCGCCGTGGCCCGGTCGCCCTCATCAATGAGAGAGTCTCGGGCAAAGGCTCGGATAATGTCAAACGGCGTTTGCGGTGTGGTTTCGGGATTCAGGAAGGTCAGCCAAGCGGCTTTTGGGCCTTCCTTCAGCCCTTCTTCCCATGCTTTCCGCGCTCGGCGGAGGTCGGCGCGGGAAATATCATAAACATAAATAATATCACACCCGGTATGCTCCAATGCCTCCGCCAACTCAGGCGCAATACGGCGTAGTGCATCCCAACGGCGATCCCGACCGAATCCCATCGGTTCGCCGTGGAATGCCCCGTCGGATACCACAAGGGCATTCGCAAGACGAACGGCATCATCATCATATCCTAGCCGCAAGCAAGCGGCCAAAAAACGTGCAGTTGGTTTGTTCATTCTTTGTTCCTCCTCTACCAGCCCAAATTTACAATCTCTTCTTCGGCCCAGCCGTGTTCCTCCGCACTTTTGCGGAGGGTTGAATTTTTGGGGGCGCGTGTAGCCTCCCTCCTAGTGACGGAGGGATGGCTGACGAAGAACCTATACTTCCCTCCTTCCCAACTCCAATAATCATCTTCAAACTCGGGATGCCACCCGAAAAGGACTCCTCCTCGGGTGATATACCAAGTAAGCTCTGCATGGGGAGAAAATTGGACTTCTCCCCAACCCACTCCGTTGCCAGTGGGACGATCCCACATGGCATTGGATGCCAATGCGGCCACCGCTTCTTCTTCTGTCTCGGGGAGACTCTTTTTGAAGAGTCTCCTCGTTCCGTCGGAGAGGGAATCTTCTACGCTGAAGGAGACTTTTGCCAATTCTTCGATTCCCTCTCCGAAGGAATCGAAGATCTTTGTGAACATAAAATATTTCCTTTCTATTTGTCTTTCTGCCTCATCTAGTAAAGATAACGTCAAGGAATCAATGGGAATGAACCTATACTCGTCATTTCCCGGATATTCTACAATAGCCCTGTCCATCTCTAGAGACAAGTAGACTTTCCTGCCGTCAACAAATTCAATTTTTTGTTTCTTTTTACTCTCCAGGACTTCCTTTACCATCCAGTACCTTTGAGAAAACATATTGTCTCCTCCTTGTGTAGGTAGGATTCACCCAAATCTTGCGAGGAGGGAATGAGTTTCATTGATGATCAGATAGGTGTTCATTTTTTTCTCTCCTTAACCGGCACGGCGGCCGGATGTTATTTTTGATTGCGTTGGTTTTGTATAGCAGAGGTTACCTTTACCAATCGTTCAAAGCGTTTTTCTTCTTTGTACTCCCGGACAACCAGGATTGCGTGGATGGAACCAGGAACCCACCCCAACAACCAAAGAAAAAAATTGAATAGCGCTTGAATAGGTTTGCCAGCTATCAACACAGCAACCGGNGGAAGCACTAGAGCCAACAAATACANAATCCCACCATCCTCCAAATTAGATATTAAGGCCGGGAGGCGACCCGGCCTTTTGTATGGCGGGAACCCGCCTTTGTCTTTATTTGGCTGAACGATTTTGTTTATCCTGCTATTTTTCTTCAACCGTCACCGTCGGTTTAAAGTTGGCCGTATTCCATTGCAGGTAATACTCACCGGGTTGGATGTTGTAAAAGGTTTGACTTCCTTTGGTCTCCCCCATTTCTCCCATTACCGTAACGGGGGTATGGCCGCCATCAGCCGTTTTCATGATCACGCTGAATAAGGC